TAAGAAGATTAGTCTCTTCGCTTGCGCCAATAAACTCGTCTTTAATCTTAACTAAATCACCGACTTTCATTCTTCACTCTTTTCCTCATATGAACCGCATGCTCTATCCAGCTGAGCTACGGGGGCATTCATCGCTCATATATATCGGGGAACTACCACTAGTTATAGTTTGTTCCCCGATAAGAACTTCGTTGACAGATTTGATGGATGGCAATTCATACATCGTATCTGTAAGTGCATTTTCTAAAATGGTCCGCAAGCCTCTTGCGCCTGTTTTTTGTTCAATGGCCTCATCGGCAATTGCCAACAGTGCACTTTCAGTAAACATAAGCTCTACTTCATCCATCTCAAACAGACATTTGTACTGTTTGATAAGAGCGTTTTTGGGCTCTTGTAAAATTTGTAGTAGCATATCTCTATCTAATTCATGTAAAGTTGTACGAATAGGGATGCGGCCAATAAATTCTGGAATGATCCCGAATCTTACAATGTCGCCGGTCTGCAGAGATTGTAAAAGTTCATGTCTTTTTTCTTTCACCTTTGTTGCTTTGGACGCTCCAAATCCCAATGACTTGGTTTGCTTTCGCTCTGCGACTAATTGCTCTAAGCCAACAAATGCACCACCGCAAATAAATAAGATATTAGTGGTGTCAAGTTGTATCAACTCTTGTTGCGGATGTTTTCGGCCGCCTTTTGGTGGAACGTTCGCCACCGTCCCTTCAATGATCTTTAATAGTGCTTGTTGTACGCCCTCTCCGCTTACATCTCGCGTAATGCTCATTCCATCTGTTTTTTTGGCGATTTTGTCGATCTCGTCAATATAAACAATGCCCAACTCGGCGCGTGATATGTCATATGATGCTGATTCTAATAGGCGCACAAGGATATTTTCTACATCTTCACCCACGTAGCCTGCCTCTGTTAAACTAGTTGCATCAGCCAAAGCAAAGGGTACATTTAATATCTCTGCCAAAGTTTGTGCCAATAAAGTTTTTCCGCTACCAGTTGGTCCAACTAAAAGAACGTTGCTTTTTTCTAATTTTACACCTTTTTTCTTGGCAACTAGATTATTTTTCTTAACTCTTTTAAAGTGATTATAGACCGCTACTGATAATATCTTTTTTGCTTCATCTTGACCAATAATATATTCATCCAACATTTCTTTGATCTTTTTAGGAGTGTGCAGAATAATGTTAGAACCTAAATCCTGTTCACCCTCATCTTCGGACTCTAATATTTGAGCGCAAAGCTCAATGCACTCGTCGCATATTGCAACCTCAAATGCTGCAATTAGCTTGCGGACATCCTTGTCGTCTTTTCCGCAAAAAGAACACTGGAAATATTTAGATTTATTTTTGCTGGACAAATGAAGCTCTCCTTTCTTCTTAATAATAACTAGAAAGATATATCATATATCTTTATTCTTTTTCTCTTGCAATAATTCTTTTAAAGGCAACATATAAGTCTAGCCAACTAGTTTCTCCAATTCCATCTTCTAACATCATACCATCTGTGGAAGTTTTGTCAAACGTTAATTCAGTATTCTCGATAATGTGCTTGGTTTTTTGTTTATTCTGTATTGACATACTGGGACTGTACAGTTGCATCAATTTATAGTTTTCCCTTATGACGCTTTCTTCCTCTATAATATTTTGATATGCCTTTAAAGTGGATCCGGCGTTGGCACAATACTCCGTTACTTCATCGATAGTATATGTCTTTTCTTCAGCTAAAAATGGCAATCTTTTTGCGATTGTAGGTAAGCCAATGCCCTTAACCCCTTCTAAGTTATCGCTTTTATCTCCAACGATTGCTCTCGCCAAAGCAAAATTTGTTGGGTGAATCCCGAACTTTTCTACAATTATATTTTTATTCAACACTTCATGTTGAGTTGGGCGATATGCAATCGTCTCGTCATCAAGCAATTGAAAAAAGTCTTTATCACTCGAAACAATTACCTTTTGCCAGCCAGAAAAAGCTGGTGTCTGAGCCACAAAAGAAATGACATCATCAGCTTCCACTTCATCAAACATCAACTGCGTTACTGGAAAGTTGTTTAAATATTCAACTAACCGCAATTGCTGCCAAATTTTGTTCTGAAGCTCTTCTTCTTGAGTAAGATTTTTAATGTCGCGATTAAGCCGCAAGGGCTTGCGCCCCTCTTTGTAATTTTTATTAACTAATTTTCTTTTCCTGCTGCCGCCTTTGCCGTCCCAGCATATAACAACCTGATCGGGCTTAATCTCCCTACAAAGCTTTTGTAATATCTTAAGAAAACCAACGGTGCCACCAATAGGATCTCCGTTAATTGATAAAGTTGGATTAACTATATAAGCCCTTAAAAACTGATTAAGGGCGTCAATTATCATTACTCTTTTATTTTTCATTTTTCACTTCCATGTATGACTCTATTGTAACAGGAAATAAATTTTTTGCAAGCACTAAACACGCTTTTGCAACTTCTTGAATTTCCCATTGAGCACCATCGTGTATCCTTAAGTCAATAAACTTGAGAAGATTATTTAAATTAACTGTCCCATAATACTCTGTATATAAATTTTGAGGCAACACTCCTCTTGCTTGTTCGCGACACACGCCGCTCTCAATCAGAGCCTCATAAAGCTCTAATGCCTCCCTGTGAAAATTCTTTATCTTTTTCGAAGCAAAATGGTGAATGTTTGTAACCCCTTTTGCTGCCGGAATAATCGGATCAATGGACTCAGACACCGATGCTTGCCTGTTGGATTCGCTCTGCCTTCGAAATGCTTTAGGCTCATAAAACTCTAAATTAAAATTAGTATAGCGCCTAGATATTTCGTTATAACTCCAAGTCCTGTGCCTGTGGTGCTGAGAGCGGATAAACAACGGCACCTTGAACCTAAAAGTCATCGTGCAGTGTTCTAGCGTAGAGGTGTGTTTGTTCTTAATAAGATATTTAATTAACTTAATATCGTGTTCATTAAGATTTGATACGCACTTCCCGAAACTGACGCGAGCGCTATTAACAACTGTAACATCAGAACCCATATGGGAAATATACTCAACAAAACCAATGCTATCTGAATATAGGTCAATTTTAGTTTTCATCCTTTGCCTTTTCTGGAAAGTTTAGATATGCAAACTCCCCATATAACTCTTTTGCCTTTTCATCGTAAGCCATGGCTGCTAACTCTGCAGTTTCGAAATAACCTAAGCTTATTTTGACTTTTCCGTTGCCACCGGGTGGGCCAATATAGGCCCAAAAAGGCTTACTGCATTTTTCTTTCGATTTCCAAACCCCTTTAAGTCCTGTGGAGCTATCGCGGCGCGGTGGCTTGTTTGCACAATTTTGAGAGTGGGTACAAACTCTTAAATTTTGTTTTCTATTGTCTAGACGATCTCCATTAATATGATCCACGGACATTCCGCGAGGCGCCTCCATAATTAATCTATGCATTAAAAGGTTTTTGCTATCTCCAAGCAAGCCGGGGTATTCTGTGTTAATGCTCTCAATTTGTTTTTCTGTCAGGCGCTTTTCTGCGTAAAAGCCACTAGCAGTCCAAGTAGCATACCATTTAGTTGGCCTATCTTTTTCATGCCAGTATAAAACTTTTTCATAATCTTCATCATCTACCAGCGTCACTTGGTCTCTTGTTAAGTTAATTTTCTTCATCACTCTCCTCTTCTTTGTTGTTTGGGGTTATTTCGAATTTAGACCACCTTGGGCAGTCTTTTGGCTTTAGATTGTTGTAAACAAGGGAATAATCCGCCAGACACATAGTTGTGCATATGCAAGTTGCATATCGTGGCACAAATGATTCGCCACAGTCTATATCAATAGGAATTCCCTGCTGCCCATTATGACCACAAACCACCTCTGTGGTTTTACTTTGAATCTTAAGGCGCTCTCTTAAAGCTGTCTCTTTGTTTTTAAGCATTTGATTTTTGCGATGCAATAAATCAACTTGATTACCTAAGCTATACATTAGGTAAATTACGAAACAAGCAGAAAATACCACAAACACATTCATTGCCATGCGAAACTTCATTAAAACAATAATATCAAATTGCAAATAACTTGTAAAGGACTTTTTTAATATTTATTTTAAATGCCGAAGCCGCTGTCTAGAATTTTAAGCTCACCTCGCGCGTTAACCCCTAAATTACCCGGCCTATAGTCCCACACCTCATAAACAGGCTTAAATTGACTTGTGCCTCTGGCAAAATCTCGGAGATTAGAAACAACCGGATCGGAGATTAAACTATTTATATGATCAACCACTCTCTCGTCATAAACAAGTCGGCGGCCGCTTCGAATATTAGGATGATAAAGTTCAGCAATTTTAAGATATGTTTTTATTTCAGGGCTCATTTCCAAATTGGAGTATACTCTTTGTTGGTGTGCGCTTAGATATATGTTGCGACTTAAGTCTTCAATCTCGTTCATTTTTGCAATCTTTTTCGATATGTTGCTTTTTGACAAAGGCTCGTTGAATTCCATAATTTTAGAAAAAACATCTATAGTTTTAAATCTCCAGTTCCACGCCCTTTCGGGATCCCCTTGTGAATAAGACAACGAACCCTCTTTAAAATTAGGAAAATGTTTAAACATTTCAGACCAGTCCCGAAAAGGGGTGATCTTTTCTTGCACAATCCAATGGCCATCCGGGTGCATATCATAAACTCTTGCTGCCAATCCGCTTGGGTGGGTTTGGTATGCAGTCAGTGCTTCCATCTTGTTTTGTAACTCTGCATGGCCTGCATCCTCGGCAAAACCGGTTTTCTCTCCCGGGATTGCAACTTTTAAAACTTTATCTTCTACGCCGGGAATATTATAAGCTCTCCTGAACGTTCCGCCGCCGATGGGCTGCCACCCATATACTGCGGGATCCGGCACAAAGCCCATATTATCATCTGTATCTCTGAGGCTTGTTCTGCCGCGCGGAAGTCTTTCCGGGATTCTTCTGTACATAACATCGGGATCTGGTCCGAAGTACTTTTGTTTATATGCTTTTAGTGTCGGATCCTCTACAGGTGTTTGCGTTGGTGCAGGTAAAGTCATTTGATCTAGTTCTGACTCAAAGTGTGAAAGGTCTTTAATTTTTTTAGTTTTTCTGCTCGACGGAACCAAGTCAACATCATCAGCGGCTAGCCATGGCTGTTTCTCAGACATGTCCCTGGCCAGCTTATCAAGATCGGCCTCATCCGCAGCACTCAAGTTTGTTCCTGCGCGCACTTCACTGGCACTAGGTACTCCCGGAAGTGCTGGCATTGAAGGCCGTCTAACAAATGGCATTCGTGGGGCTGTTAATCTACGTATAATAGTTGGAAAATTTGGGCCGCGGGGCACCGGGGGGCCTTCGTTCAAAAGTTTTTCATATTCTTCAGCGACAATCTCCTCCAGCGTAATTATTGGAGGTGTCCAATTGGCATCTTGTTCTTCTTGTTCTTCTTTTCGGCGGGCCCTTAGTTTTATTTTGAGTCGCGACTTTTTGCGTAACATCTTCTCTACATCTGAAGCCTTCTCAAGGCGATCTAGGGTCTTATGGCCGCCCGGTCCGGACACGGACTTGCGAGCAAAAGGGCCTGCAGGATAGGAGGGTCTTGTTGTTGGCGGCAACTTATAAATAGGTTCGGTCCTTTCGTCAATTATTGCGCCTAGCTCTTCTTTTGTTAGTTCATAGTCAAGAGACTCATTGGCATTTGCATGGAGCGCTGCTAAATATTTTTTAACAGAGCCGTCTGTGCAGCCAACTTTTTTACCAGTGTCTTTTTTATAGACGCACTTTCCCTTGGTTTTATAAGGCATTATTTCTTTTTCTTTCTTTTTCTTTTTCGCGTTGAATGAGAGTGTTCCTGTATTACAATCGGCTCGACTTGTTCCGGCAGAACACCTCTGATAACCGTGGTGCCAACTTGCATATCATACTCGCCAATGTTTCCATTCTTATCTAGCGAGTGCCACAAAATTCTACCTACCGATTCTTTTAAATGATATCGCTCGACCAAAGCTGAACTCAGCTTTCCCTCTTTCATTCATTGGTGTTCGAGATCTTCAATCTCTTCTTTGTCTTCTTCTGATTTTTGTTCTTTGTTTTTGAGCGTGTTAAGTTTGGTTTTTTGTCTTGCGTTAAGCTTCTCTTTCAAAAAGACTCTTTCGACCTGTTCAAAGATAATCTCACGAAGTTTGGGTAGGGTTAAGTTCATTTAAAACTCCTTTTAAATAAGTAGTCTTAAATAAGTGAATAATCTATTCGTCTTGCTCATAAAATTCCGAAGCTTCGCCTGTTCTGCTATCGAACTTCATTATGATCTCTTCGTCCATAATCTTAAGCACTTGGCTACGAAACTTTTCATCCTGTAGTTTCTCTATCCACTTTGAAGCTTGAAACTTCTCACACGTGCCGTCTTCATAACAAAGCTCATACCATGCGCCACCTTGTTTTAGTTTGGAAGACCCTTTAATTGCATCCAACCAACTTTCTTCGTCTTGCACTCCAATTTCATCTCCCCAAAGGATCTTGAAATTGCATTGACGGCCTTGTGTTCCAAATCTAGATTTCTCAAGTTTTACCTTGACTTCAGAGCCGATTCTAAACCCTTTGTCATCCAAGACAAAAGAAGCCTTTGCTTTGCGCCCTGTGAGCCACACACGGAGAGAATAAGCATAAATCATAGCTTTGCCCCCCGGAGTCATATAAGGCGTTGTAAGAGCCTCTGAAGGGCTCCTAGTGATGTTCGTTTTAAGCTGGTTTAATACCAGAAATGTCGATTGGCTATTTGCAATCGGAACTGTAAGTTTTGACATTCCTTTTGCAAGGATTCTTGCTTTAACTGCCATCGAAGAAAGAGGGTTAAAATCTCCTTCAACATCAGAAACGGCAGGCGTTAGTGCCAGTGAATCCCAGATAAAGAGCATTCTATTTTCATTAGCTCCCAAAAGTTCTTCAATGGTCTCCAAAACAAACTCTACAGACTGAGCCTGTACATATAATACATTGTCAACATTGCAACCTGCTTTGTTCAAAAAGCCCGGGTCAATTGCAGACTCTGAGTCAAAATAAACCACATCAATGCCCATCTTTTGAGCATTGGCAGCAATTTGTGCGGCCATATATGATTTGCCCGTTGCCTCTAATCCGGCAATTTCTACAATTTTGCCCATGGGAATTCCAGCCAACTGTCCTCTACAAATAATACTGTCTAACCAACGAGAACCAGTAGATATCCACTCTTTTACAACTGTCGGACTGTCTTCGTTTAAGTTGTGCGCTACGTTTATTCCCGCCTTCTTGTTAATGAGGCTGCGCATATCGGCAATAGAAAGCTTGCCAACTTTTTTCTTACTCTTTGCCATTTATATTCCTTTTTAGTAGTAATTAAACGCTGGAGGAGGGGCCAATTCCCCTCCTCCAACAAAACAGTACCATCAACCAACAAGGTCAGCAAAAGCTTTATCTACACTAGTTGCAGCTTTTTCATCGTTGTTATACTTGACAGTCTCTGACGATCCCTCTTCCGGGTCATTTCCCAGAAGGAACTCATCAAGCATCGCTTGCACTTCTTGAAAGCTTTTTCGACTATTCTCAAAGAGAGCGTCGAAATCGGGGATGTTTTCAAGGTGCTCGCGGCACTTTTCCGGATCATCAGGACAAAGCGGGGAACTTCGTCGGCGGGGGGTGATGTTCGTTACTGGAAACGAGGCACCCGCGGGTTTTCCGTAAGTGATGGTCAAATCAGTTCCGGACTCAGGATCGGTGATATCACCGTATTCTGGGTTTAGCACAAGGTTGAGCAATGTTTCATACACTTGCTTGCCAAAGCCCCAAACACGCACACCTTGGTCTTCCTCTCCTCGTACCAAAACGGGAGCAAAGAAACGTTGGCGCGCAGAAAGCTTCTTGGCCATGCGCTTACTATCTTCTGTGCCTTCTTTCCAAAGTTGACTCACAAAAGAATCTAGAGGACAGTCTTCGCCAAAGTTTCGCTTTGGACTAAGAAATCCGGGATTGTCCCCAACATTGTAATGGAACCAATAATCCTTAAAAGGATCTCCATCTGCAGTTGGCACAATACGAATTGTTTGTTCTCCGTCTTGTGGTCGCCAAAAACGATTGTTGCCGTTTTTGCTTTCTAGAGCCACCTTTCGGGCTCGCATTTTTTTAAGATCTAAAGTCATTTTTTCTCCTTGTTAAAGTTACAATGATAACTCTCTCATTGCACTGTTTTTCTATAGTATCAAACAATGAAATCAATGTCAAGCATTTTTTTCATTTTTTTCAATTAATGTGCTATTGGATATACAATAACCATAAGATTGCTCATATTTGGTTGAAAATATCCCATAACTCACCTTCATTTTATCATGTTCTCTGTTGCTTTTAACATAATTTTTGATCTTTTTCATAAGTGTCCCATCTGATTCAAGAAAATGCTCTGGAATAGCATAATAATGCCTCTTTTCTCTCGGCATTGTAAAATCAAAAAATAGTTTTTCTTCTCCAGATTCAATATCAATCAGCCCAAGAGTAGACACTCTTGCTGTCTCTATATAATTTGCAAAAGTATTCATTATTGACTTGGAATGGTTAAAGACATTTATCATGTGAAAGGTAGAAACAATCAATTCATTTAAATGTCTGAAATAGTCTTTAATTGGTATATCGCCAATAATTTCAGCTAGTTTTACATTATCAACAACATAAACACGCTCAAATAATGCTGATCTGGCGTATTCTTGAAGTACCCCAAACATCAGGTTTTCTTGTAAAAGTTTTTGTTCGTTTAGTAAGGTGCGATCTGGTTTTATATATAAAACACTTATGGTACAATCTTTATTCCTGAGTTGTTCAAGAATTCTCAAACTGGCGCCAGAAATATTGCCGCAACTTGTTATCAGCAAAACATGTTCGTTAACCTCTTTCAAAAACTCACCTATTTCATCTGCAGGTGTTAGCTCTTCGTATTTTTCGAAGCTGATCTGCTCAGGCACACTAAAACAGTTGTCTCCACTGATAGCTGTGTCGATCTTATATATATTATATTGAGGGTATTGCTTAAAAAGATTAGCAACGTTACACCCTGATTCCCCTAGTCCAATTATATTCATCTTATCCAATTATATCAATAAATGTGTAGTTTTTTCATATCCCCATAGTTTTTTCCAGCAAAAACATTAACTCGAAACTTTCCTAATTCTGTTTTTGCAAACTCTTCTTTTAAATCATTGAGTAGAAACTGATCTTCTTCTGCAAAGTCCATGATCAATGAGTCGTGCATGCAAAATGAAATATAGGATTTTTTCCCTTCTAGTGTTTTGGCTATCTTTATCATTTGTCGCAAAAATAGATCTGCGGCAGTCGATTGAACTATATAATTTAACGCATGGTGGTTCCCTGCTTCGATTTTTTTGTTGAAGTATGTTTTCACGTGTGTGCCGTCCCAGTATTTTTCTAACAAGTCGTCGCGGTTATAAGCTCGATTTGAAAGAAGATCTTTTGAATCCGGATTATAAAGCCATGCAAATATTCGCTTTTTTGCCCCCTCTCTAGACAGGGCACCCCTATAGACATTTTCTGCGTTCCATGCGTGAAGGTCCTCTACCGGCTGCTTTTTGCCCAAAAGGGACATCATTACGCGTAATTCCATTGCGTTAAAGTCAAACTCCAAAAACCAATCATTGTGTGGTTTAAGAATCTTTCTATAGGACTTGTCCATAGTGAGAATCGGAAAAGAACCAGAAAGTGTAGACAACCTTCCGGTTTTAGTTTTGTACATATCATACTTAATCTGATTTAAGTGCTTGTTTTTCTTAACAAATTGTCTTGCTTTGAATTTGTGAAGAGAATCTGATAGAGAAGCAAAATCAGTATTTAGCTTTCTATATTTTATGTCTGTCAAGATCTTTGATAGAGAAAGAAAAAAATCATAATTCTCTGGCTTGCTGTGTTTTATAAAAACATATTTAGAGATTGCATTTTTCACTTTTGCGTAATCCCGTAAAAAAGCACGGGGGACCAACTTAAAAAAACAATGTTGACTTAAATCAAGGTTTGCTTCAGCGCAAGACCGATAAAAAGCCTTAAGTTTACTATTGACCTTTTCCCAATCTTTTCGAAGATAGTCCGGACACATTTCATCCAAAGACTTGCCCATACAATAAATTTGTGCATATTCTATGTCTTTATAGTCTTTTAAGGATGCTGAATAAGACCATGTTTCTGTTAGGTTTTTTGGTGATTTCTTGAAGTAAATCGCATCATTCACATATATCGCCACGCAGTCTTCTTTTTCATCAAACGTTTGAAAAAGCATATCGCCCCCTAGTATCCACCCCCAGATGAGCTAGGGTTGGTAGCTTCGGCTGGTAGGCCAGATGAACCAAGTAGTTTATGTTTGGTTTTTTTCTTTTTTTGCTCAATTTCGTCTTTGTATATATTCTCATAACCAATGAGTCTTTTTTTAATTTCTTTATTAATATACCTGAAAGCGGTGTCCGTGTCAAGTATTTTAAAGTACCCATATGCTTTTTTTAATACTCTAGAATATTTACCGGCAGACCACTTAATTTTATTTTCTAAGAGCCTGACATCTAAATAGAACTTTAACCAAAACATGTCTCCGTATTTTTCTTTGAAGGCTGTTTCTGCAATATCCTTTCTCTCGATCTCTTTCACCACTTTGGTACCAAAGCCTTTTTCTGAGCACCCTACGGTCTTTATTATCTTTACAGTAGGGTTTGTCACTATATATGTTTTATAATAAAGGAGCATCGTTTCTTCCAAGCGCAGCATCTCTTCGTCGGAAATCTTTTCAAAAAACTCTTCAAATATTGCATCCATTACAAAAACCCTTGAGTCGCACATTGTAGGTAAATTTTTTCCCTGTTCGGTGCAATTCTTGATTTTTCTAGTGTAAATTGGAATGGAATACTGGTTGAAAATTAGTTCAGTTATTGGATCGACCGACCCAGCCATTTTAATTGTTTCCCACTTATTACTGTGTTCTGCCTCAATAGCCTCTCTTTTTGCTTCGAAGCCCGTTTGTATGTCGTTAAGGACTTTGATCCCACCCTCCATCTGCGCAGATGGCATCTGCCATATATTATCAGTATAGCTGTTTAGTTTTTCGTTTGTGACTTCATCCAACACTTGGCCAACATTTTCCTTGCTACCAAATATTTTTTGCCACGTCGAATCTAAACGCTCCTTGTATACTTCTTCTGTTGCCTCTTCCAACAAGGGCCTTTCAAAGGCAATTCTAGCGTACTCACGCATCTTATGAGAAGTAAGATCTGCCACCAAGCGCCATGGGACGTTTCTATCTAAAAAGAATCCGTGTTTTCTTGCGGCCAATTGAAAGAAACTAAAGTTTGGGTGATTAATAAACTTTTGCTTTTCTTTATCATCGTCATATTTTCCATTATGAATTTCAATGCAAAGACCGGTGAACAACGGAGATAAATTATTAGAAACCACCAATCCGCTCATTGAAAGCGGGAAGAAAGGAATCGAATCCTTCATAAAAATATTAAAGTATTCTATAAAATCAGATTCGTCAAATATTTTGTTTTGTAAAGGGTAAGCCCTAGCTAGCTGATCTCCCGACGCGATTTTTAAATATTGCAGCGTGTATAAACCATAGTGTATTTGCCTATATTTTTTCCATGCTTTTTCTATATTATAATAACTCTTGTGGGGGTTACATTTTGCGATAATTCCGGAAGGCTTAATATACCCATTGTTTACATGTGCAGTGATATACAACTTTAAATCATCGTAAGCGTCTGCAACAAAATTTAATACTGAAAGTTCTTCAAGATTGTTGTTTGGGCCAGTTGATAGTGTTCTAAGCATTTCTTCTTTTGGAAAAACGAACTCTTTATTCATATCAACGCGGCCATATAAAGGATTTTCATTAATTAAATCAATGGGCTGGACAGGCCATGGCGATTTTCCATTCGGAAACACCTCGCCATAGTAAAACACCTTTTGATCAAAAAGACCAGCAGTGCTTGCCAGCGAGTTCTTTGCTTTTGCTATTTTCCCTTTTAAATCGTTTAAAGTTGTCACTGTTAGGTCTCTTCTTTTCCGGCCATTTTAATTAAGGTATTTACTGCGTCGGTTGCGCCCATTATGTTCACTGCTGTTTTCACATTTTGTTTTTTGCCGCACTCGCCAAATGTAACCCATTTCGCAGTAATTGTCGTTTCGTGAAAAGTGTCTCCATGTAAAACGCTATGATCTACAGCGGTTATCAAATAAAAACCACCTATGCCCAACTCTTTCCACTGTTGATAGGAACCACCGCCAGTTCTTCTCGGATCAACAAATATCAGCATGCCTGGTTTAAATATGTTATTGCCAAACATCGTGACTTCAAAATCATAAACATCTCGCAATTGGGTTTCACCCTTTTTTCTCCGCATAGCATGAATTCGGGATTCTCTGAGCCATGGAATACTCAATCTTTTAAATCCGTAATCTTTAAATACGCCCGGCACTTTTCCTAATTCAAGATATTGAACTCCTTTTAGTACGTTATTCTTCTTAGCAGTAGGATCTAAGCGCGCAGGAACATAGTTGTGCACATATATATACATATAATTATATTGTTGTTCTAAGGGGGTGTCTGCGGCAATGTCAACCATCCCGCTAAAGTCCAATTGTGATCCATATGGATGTTTTTTTACCCCTCCAACTCCAAAGCGCGTGTCCACTATTCTGTAATCCCACTTTTTTCCACTATCCCACAAATATGCGCTCGAACCTCCATCCGGAGGATACTTTGGCCCAAGCGGATAAAACGGAGGAATGTGCTTACCATTAACTTTTTTCATCTTTGAAGTAAATTGCAAAATTTTTACTGTTTCAGATCTAGAACCGGCTCCTTCCAAACATCGTTCTCCTAGGGCTTTTGTTATCAGTTTCTGAACCACATCTCTTATAAACTCACCCAAGAGATATTCCTCTCTGTCGGTTTGTATTACATTTTCAGCCCAAAACCCCATCAGCAGTTTTAAAGATATAGGTACTTGAGCCAAATTTATTTGCGTTATGTTATTGTTTGTGCCAGAATTCCAATCAATCAAAGGCCCGAACAACACACCCATTCGGCGCTCATAAAGACCTTCGCCTCTTTTATATGTTGGGCTGCTGCCGTTAAGAAGTGGATCCTGCATGGTTGCAAGATCTATTGCCACATCAATCAAATCACCAAGAGTGGTGAAATATATATTTTTGTATTTTTGGCGACCACCAGCAAACTCTCCGGTGCTTACACCAGCAAGAGCATCCAAAGGGCCGTCCGAAGTAAGCTTTTGTTTCATTGCTTCCGACGCTTTGGTGATGGAATCTTCATCCATGTCGGTGGTCTCTTTTAACACCTTGGTATAATTATTAATTATTTTTTTTAATGCACGTGAGCCGGGCGAGCCTGGATTGACCACTGTGACACTGTTATATGAAGCCTCATAAGGATTATTTGCCGGATCGGCGGCTGCAGCTTCAGCATCGTCTTTTGCGTGTTCTGCTGCAGCAGGCTCACTCCCTATCGCACCTCCGGAAGTCATTCCAACATCTTCTAAATGGGCTTTAAGGTGATATATCCTTGCTTTAGAATACAGTATCTGAAAAAGAAGCTTATATCGAGTCGACTTTAGGGCGCGTCTCTTAGACTTGACATACATGCGATATCTTGTAACTAACTCGCGAAACACTACTATGGCATTCTCAGGAGTATTGCTGGGGTTTCCATCCGAGTCATATTTTAGACCACCCCATATAAACTTAGGTTGGCGACCTGCGGCCGCAGCGCGGCCTTGCTCTCTTTGTACTGCAGCAGAGTTAATAATAATATTATCGTAGCTCAAAGGCGTATCTTGATTGGGGCCGCGAAAAGGTAAATTAATCAGCCACGGACTCTTGTTGTGTTTTTGCAAAAGACTCCGGAGTTTGCTATAGCTTAAGGCTGCCTGATTGTCTGCATCTTTTCCGGCCAAAGACTCTTCTAATTTTAATCCCTGTGCCTCAACTTGTTTTAAGAGCCTTTCGGCCATGGCTAAATTTGCCAAATAAGAGCCCATGGCTTTAGATTCTCTATCCGGTACTTCAATGATGTTCAAATCTGGTGAGTTTATCACATCCTCAAGGTATGCTGAATATTTAAAATTGATTTGAAGGCCCGGGTCAGAAACAGTGGCATCCGGGTATACCACGACATGCTCTTTAAATTGCAGCCTAAAAACCAAAGTTGAGGAGTGTAAAAAGTTTTTAAGCTCTTCTCTTTCTGTCTTTGAAAAACGCTGTCCATCACCCAACATGTCCACCAAGTCAAAATTAACTTGATTATCATACTTTAAAACAGCTTGAATTTCAAAAAACTCCTCATTCATCTTCATGCCCTCGTGTGCGATGGCTAGCCCTGAATAATCAGTGGGCTGTTCAGGGCAAGGCTCTGCCCCAACGTAGTCATATGAACTAATTTTTTTAGAGGTGGAAACTTTTTTGATTGGCCCAGTTTGATTGACATGCCTTTCGCTCCAAGAAATCAAATCTTTATAACTCCAATTATACTTTGTGGAATCTCCGGGCTTTTGATACTCAAAAACGTGGTTAAACAGCTGAAAAGAAGAAAAGTGTAAAGAAAAATTAAAATCATCAACAATGTTTACCTGAGCCGGATCTTCCCCTCTAAAAGTGATGTTAAGACTGCTTGGCATAACATTGCCTAATTCAGAGCGCGATCTAAATATCTCATCCATGGGGGAGAAGTGTTCCTTTTTTGAGCCGTTCTGATCCCCTTGTAGTTTATCGCTTCCCAGAAGCGGTATCGACTCTCCTATTAACATTGGTATCTTAAGTGGAACACCAGGGAATTTTTTGCTAGTTTTCTTCCGCGGATAAAGTTTGTATAGTTGCAATTGGGGCTTGAGTTGCGAGAGTATTTCAGGGGTTAGTCTAAAAAACATTCCCGCGCCATCAACAGATTGGAATTGAGAGGGTAGCAGTGCGGAATTTCGCATGGGGTGAATTGCTACCACATGATCATAAGTAAAAACATGCTCTTTCTCGCCCGGGCCAGAAAGGGCATGCAAATCTTTTCTTTCCATTGGTGCCAATTTTTCAACTATACCATTTTTAGCGGCCATCAAAAAACATTGTTCTTGAAATTGAGATATTTTAGCTAGGCGCGCGCGTACAGTGGTTTCTGATTCTCTGCCTTCTGCTATATTTACTGGTCCTGACATTTACTTTTCTTTTCTCCTTAGTCTAATAATACATACCAAACGTCTGCAACACATCAGATAGTGGTGTAGGAATTAATATTAGATCTCCTCTGGAGAGATGGGCCTCTGTTGGCTTTTTATTATACCATGCAATGACCCACCAAAACTTAGATTCTCCATAGTGTTTGTGAGCCAGTTTGTAGTATTTGTCGCCATGAACCCAAACATGTTGAACGTTGTTTAGGTTGGCAATTTCTTCTACGCCCGGATGTATCAACGTTGGTGTAGTATATTGTTCTATAAAAAATACTTTTCTTTTTGCAAACAACTCCTCGTAAAGAAGCTCATTGTTTATTGCCGTAGAGCGATTGTCATATCTCATTTTCCTGTAATTCCTTTTAGATAAGCATCCAGGGTTGAACCAATTGCTGCTGTTCCGCCCTCTATAGACGAAGCGCCTTCAGCAGTAGCAACAATTCCATTTTCACCAGCAAAGGCAACGCCATAAGGGTAAAATGGATCGCCCCACTTTTTATCGGTGACATTATATCCTGCCGCGGACTTTTTATTTGGTAAAAACGGAGTGAACCTTAAACTTATATCAATAATTTTTGGTAAATAATGTCCAAACTTTTTATTGCTTTTCCTCATCGAACTTTCTTCGTTTGAAACAAACGTTCCCTCTTCAAAGTTTGGACTAAATGAAAAACCATCAATAAATCCGGGGAGGGGGGCGCCCGTAGGTGACTGAATTAAATTTGCGAATTTAATGGCAACAAATGAAGAGTGTGGATAGTGCATATGCGCATCATTTTTAACATGTTGTCTCAAGGGCATTGTCATATTTGCCAAAGCTGAACATTTTTGCAAATTAATTAAAGCCTCATGTTCGCTAGCCGAAGGAACAAACCACTCTAATATAATTGAGCGCCTAGGCGTAGATTGGTTTGCAATTGGCTGCCTTTGGTTTGGGTATTGTACCGTTTTAAACCCTGCATTGAAATCGTCAGTGAACCTTCTAATAAACGCTTTAAAATCTATAGAGACCTTTTGTTCGGTGGGTGCCTTTTGCGATCCCAAATGAACAATTCGAATAACCCCCCATGTTGTGCCATATGCAACCTCTGAAGGATCGCCTAGCCATTGTTTCTTTTTATTCTTGCTCCAAAAATTCCCCATTTTTTATCCCCTATGCCCTTCTTGACGCTGTTCTGCGATAATGATCGCCCTGTTCATTAACCACATCGAGTATTTTCTTTTTAATTACGCGGTTTCCGCCTAAATTAATATGCAAGCTATCTGTCACCAATACACCAGGATCTCTTGCAACATCTTTTCTGCCTCCGCGTGGTGCTTCTGCCTGTTTTGCAGCTTGAACCGTGGAAGATGCTTGTGCTCTCACTGCAGAAGACCTTGCGCCAGCGACCGCAGAAGAAACGCCTGCATTTTGTGCCCTTGTCAACGCAGCAACCTCAACCACTGTTTGTTTCGGCATTGTTTTAATTGCATATGACAGCTGGGATATTGATCTTGCGTATGTTTTGACTTTTTTCTCATCTAAGTTCTGTACGGCTTTACTAATTTGACCTAAACCGCGTACAACGCCTGCTGTTTCTACGTTCGTTTTGCCAAGTTGTTGCAAAGAACCAAACACACGAGACAAAGACATTATATTTCCTCTTTTACCCCTATTAAGATTGTTCATTAAAGTACCGACAGCAGATGAATATTTACTAACTGCACTGTGGCCTGAACTTAAAGCGTTAGAAATTGTTTTAGACTGAGATGAGAAATTTTCTAATTCCGGGCCCGCCATTTTAGCTGCAGTGGCCATTCTTTGCATTCCCATTGCATATTGATTTGGAAGAGTATACGCCTGTGGGGAATTTTCTTCTGTCATTGCATCGTTTAATCTATATATTGCATACATGGCCATTCCAATTAAAGGAATTGCCGTTACCAGCGAAGTGCCAAAACCAGCAAATCCCGCTGCGAGGCCTTTAGTGGCTATTTGCGCAGCAGAAGCTCTCGCTCCAATTGCAGCAATAGCACTAGCCACTTTAAAACCAGCGACCGATAGCGCCATCATTGTGGGGGTCATATTATTTAGTAGTTTTGCCAGTGCTCGTACCCATGGAAGTATTGACTGTGCAAAGCCGCCGAACTCTTCAAAAGCGCGTCCGAGCCGTTGAGCAATAGTGACCAGACTGGCTCCTGCATTGATTAACTTTTGTTGGCTTTCTGCATTTTTTTCCTGCTCTTGTGTGAGTTTTTTAAACTTATCCATATCCCCTTTAAAGAAAGCGGAGGCAGCTGCAAGACTTTTGAACCCGGAAGCAGTAGCTATTAAACGCTTTTGGAACCTTCCGAGAGAATCCCAGTTCATGTTGGTGTTTCTCCACATTTCCTTGAGCATCATTAGCCTTTCGCCCTCATCTGCCTTCAACATTCTTATGGAGTTGAGATATGGACCCCCTAAAGCTGCGTTGAGTCTAGCTACAGAGCTTGCGGCGCCCTCAAAGGTATCAAACTGCTGAGTTACCCCAATCAGCGCTCTAGAGTCGATTGCAGTTGCTTTGGCGACTGCGCCTAATTGTTGTAAAACCTTTACCGCTCTAGGTCCGGAATATTGAGCTAAAGTGTCAAGAGAATTTATATACATCTTGACATATCGCGAGGGCAGTTCGCCAATGCTTACAGCGGAGCTATACAGTCTTTTAATCGCTGCTGTTGATTTGTCGCCAAATATTCTTGTTGATTTATCAACCACTGTGGCAAAATCTTCATATGAAATACCGGCGCGTTGAGCGGACATGGCCAATCTATCTATTTGCAGCCTCTCTTGTGCGGACTGGCTTGAATATTGCCTTGAAAGGGAATACACTGTTTGTTGCATTCTACTAAGCTCTTCGTAAGAGGCTGCCATGCGCTTAATCGCTCTATCTTGATATGCGGACTGCAACCCCTGTGCGAACTGTTTAGATGCGCCAGTGGCAGATCTCAGAGCAACATCGGAACGATCAATTTGAGTTATCATTGTAATCGTTCTTTCTTGCACCTTCATCATTGTCGAACCAGCAATGTTGGCAGCAGAAGATGCGTTGTCTAATGTTCGGGTTAAAGTATTGGCAGTTTGAACTATTCCACGCAACACGCCATGGGCTTTTGAACTCGCTTCGAACATTCTCATCGACGAGCCTGCTAATGTTTGGCGCCATTTGTTATCTAAGCCAAACATCATCTGCATACTTTGCTGTGCGTTTTGTGACGTTTCTAGCTGGGCTTGTTTAAATCTAATTTGTGCGGCGATCTTATTAGCTATACCTTTCCTTTCTTGATCGTTTAGCTGTAGGGCCTCTCTTTGTATTCGATTGGTTTCGTTTTTTGCATTTGTCAAGGCGCGCTGCGCGTTTTGTAACTTAACGGATCCTTCCGCTTCAGTTTTTTCCAGCGATTCGACCTCTTCTTTAAGGTTTCGCTGTTTTGTTATCGCTGCATCTAGAGCGCGTTGACGCGCTTCCGGGCCTCTAACGAGTGCATTTAGCTCTTGCTGGAGGAGCGACAGTTCTTCTTTTATATTATTGTTTCTGCGCTCTTCGTAATCAACTAATGTGCCATATATATTTTGAGTCTCTAGTAGGATGGCGCGTTCTTGTTGCCACGCGTTAAGGCGTTGTTCTATTGCTTGAAGTGCATCGCTGTTATTTGCATTGGTCTGTTCATTGATGTTATAGATCTCCATCAAGACAGCTTTAGTTTCTTGTAAACTAGCCTTTAGTCGTTCATTCTCTTTCCTTGCTTGGGCTATTGTTTTGGGATCCATCCCGTCGCCGTTTGCCATTTATTATAAGACTCCTATTTAAAAGGCCAAACCAAACCAGTGGTTTCTTCAAAATCCTGAACTTTTTCGTCTAAATTATATTTTGCTTCCCGTGTTCTGTCATCTTCTACTCCAAAATCCAAATGCGCTTGCATATAGCTCTTTTCAGCTACCAGTGCGCCTAAAAACGCTTTAACATCTGGTTTAGAGCCTTTGACTTTTACATTGTATTTGCCTGGTGATGTATCTACTTCCGCCTCTTCTGTTAATGCAGTTTCAAGTTCGTCTATGGAAGGCACTCTTCCAAACATTCTCCTTAAAACCTCTTTTACAGTTGAACCAAACATAGTTAAAAAACTCTCGTTTAGGTCGTTGTTTTTATTTAGATCGACAACCACAGGTAATAAAGCAGCCATATAATTTTTCCTCCGTTATTGTATAATTAGTCACTAGCTGAAAATAAAAAAGCCGGTTTTACCCGGCTAGTTATTTTTTATTGCTTATTTTATCATATTCTTCTTTTTCTTTTTCAAATTGTTTTGCCAGCCTCTTAAGGAACCAATTACGCAACCCCACAGGAAGACTATACATTTCTATAAGACTCCAGCCTCCATGGTATTTGAGCATGAAAAACTGCTCATACACAGATTCCATATAATTATTATCTAGGCCAAAAAAAGTCCGCGGTAAACGGAACCTCCATTTTTGTCTCTGAGTAACAACCTGTGCAAACAAAATATTGAGTTAAATCAATATTTGGCACAAGCTTGGAATAACACTTTCTAATATGCCTAGAATCTTTAGCTGGCATATTGTTAACGAAGTTTTCGATAGCGGAAGGATCGGTTATTCCATTAACCGAGACAAGAAAGCTTTTAAGCTGATCCGTCCACCCGGGCTCAGGCATGTTATATTTTTTATTCTTTTCTGCAACTGCAGCCATTCTTTTTTCATCTTCCCCTGTTAAAAGCCTTACTTCTACATCAACTTCGCTGCTGGGTAATTTAATAATAAAGTTATTCTCTTTTCCAGCAGATACGTTTTCTAAGCTCTCAGTGTGGCCGCCGGACGTTACAGATACATTTAAATCAAACTCATATTCAGAAAATTGATTGCACACAGGGCACTGTACTTTTGTTTCATAGTTTGAACCATATGCAGAAATGCGCGCCTTTACTAGAATAGCATTTCGATCTCCAATCAACAAATCATTAATATTGATATTTTCTATGATTAGATTTTGCAATAATCTTTCAATTGCGATGCCCTGCTTTAATAGAGCCGTTGATGTTAAAATGTCCTCATCTTTAGCTGTCATTTGTCGAATTTCCAAACATTCCTTCCCATGTAAAGGATGGCCTACTGGATAAAAATTGCCTTTCGAAGGCAAATCAACAAAATCTGTTGGCGCAACAAAGTTTAATAAACTTTTTTCGCTTGAATCGGTTTTTGTTGCAGAAGGGGGAGGGGGTTCAGAAAGAGCAGCGTTATTTGCTCCAAAACGTTCTTCATTATTTCTCATTAATACCTCTTATCTTTTATGACTGTTTATTTTTTGCTATGGCCAACTGGGAAGTTTTTCTTGGCACTAACGCCAGGTGCAGCGCCAGCATATGCGTTATTTTTTGACCAAAGATTAGCCCAATCATATCTAATTGTCAACGTGATATCCATAATATCATCTGAATCATATGACAAGTTGCCAAAACGCACATCTTTAATCCATGGAGATTTCAATGTCCACTGCTCAACGGCCGTACCATCGGCGCCTAATTGTTCAATTGTCATCTGTTTGACAGAACTGACTGCTCTGTCTTTTGATATGGTCTTCCAAACCTCCTTCTGTTTTACCGGTATTTCATACCCGGCTGACTCGATCATGTGCATAATCGTCATTGTTGCGTCTGGATCTAAAGGATCAACTAAAGTAAGGTCAATTGAGTTCCACTCTACACGACCTGGGTACCAGAAAGTGTGATTGATAAATCTATGTGACGTTTCAGAAATTGAAAAACTGGGTTTCGAAACGGACTTGCACAACCATCTGTCAAATTTGTTAAAATAGCACACCCATCTATAAGCTCGTTTGGTTTCTGTACCTAGATCGTCTGACCAAAATCCCATTATTTTATATCTCCTATAACAATATATTCGTTGCTATCAGTAAATAGTAGCGAATATTTTTTTTACCACATTAATCCTCGAAGGAAGCACCTGAACTTGTGATAATAAAGTCAAGCGCAATGAACTCAATGGCCCTAGCGGGCTTCAAGTATATCTTAGCATAAAGAATGTTTCTATCAATCAACTCTGGAGTGGTGGTGGTCTCATCCAGCTTAAGTCTATAATCTGTAAGACCAAATCTCGTTCTGACAGAACTCAAGAGCAAGTCGACTTCGCCACTAAACGCATTCCACGTCTCTTTAACATTTTGTTCAAACAAGGTTCTATTTGCGATCCTAGAAACTTCCTTCTTGAGGAAAATCAAAAGACGTCGAACATTAATTCGATCCAGTGCAGAGCGCGTTAGTTGCAGCGTCTTCTGCCCAAAGATTACAATCCCTTCTGCAGGGAAAGAAGCAATCGGATTGACGTTAGCGTCATAAAGCTTGTCACGCTGTTTAGAAGTTAACTGTTGGCGCGCTGACATCACTGTCTGTCCACCAGCCTTTTCTTCAGTCAGGCCGCCTCTAGAGAAGCCTGCAGGCGCAAACCATACATCTTTTCTATTTTCAGTGTATGCCATGGCACCCAAAGCGACCACTGAAGGCGGAACCCATAGGGCTGTGCCAACATTGTCGTCTTTAATTTGAACCCATGGATAGTATGCTGCACCGTAACTAGAGTCGATTTCTCGATCTTTCATTTTTCGCACTGCATCGTCAACGTTTCCAATACGTTCTTTTTCTTCCGTTTTGTCCTCGGTGTCGGGCACATAATCATTCTCAATATCAATAATTGCCAATGCGTCTGCGCGCTCTTCGCATGCACTAACCAATCGTTTGGTGACCTCCGGCACTGTAATGCCCGGAATTGCCATTAGATTGCACTCTACAACTTCAGCGTCATCAATCATATCAATTGATCTCATCAGAGTGTGGAAAGCATAATCGCCGGTACCTTCCAAGTTTGTGGGGTCCATTGCACTGTTTCTAAACGGCTCTCTCTCCTGAATATCTAAACCATCAAAACCGCCATATAAGACTGTTGTGAACTTGTTTATGCCAGCATTTGAGCCGGTTAAGAGATGAAATGAGCCACTTCTTGCAGTAAAGGATGATCTCTCATCTTCATGGTCGGTTTCGCTCATACTGGCGGCGCCTCTTTGACGGCTACCGCTGTCATATGCCCACGTTTGGTCTTCTTCGTCGAAGCGAATATCATCCAAAGTGAAAAACCATGAAACTTCAGCATTCTCATCAGCAGATAAATCAAATTTATCTTTGGTTTGTCCGGGGTTGCTTCGAAGAATATCTTTAACGCTGTTCTCGAATTGAGCAGTGCTCTTTTCGGTGAGATCTACGCCCCAATAAGCCTTAAGTGGGTTAATAATGCCATCTGTGCTGGCACTCACTCGAAGAGGAATTTCTGGGTAGTCGAACTCACAGCTAAAAGCGAGAGAGTCAAGTTTAGCATCGCTGTCTGCAACCGGACCCATTAATACTTGACCATCCACTGCAGCCTGAGCAACCCCGAGTGAATTTTTAAATGCAAATCCGGCCATGTGGTCGGGACCTACCTCGCCAAAACTCAAGTGATCATTGGATTGTGCGAGGGTGCTGCCGCTTGTCAAAGTAAGGGGTTGAAAAACCACAGGCCCATAACAACCAAATGGTACGTGACCTCTGTTGTTGCCGGGCTCAACATGCACTCTAATCCAGCGCGATTGGTTTTCATATTCTCCGAGTAGTTTATTTCGCTTGTCTGTGTGATCCCAAATAATTGAACGGTCTCCGATTCTTCTAGCAATATAATTTGGAGAAGAAGGATCTAAATTCAGGTTTGAGAACTTTTCAATTGGAACGGGTCGCAAGTCCGCATCTGTGATATCGCGCACGGTTACGGTAAAGGTTGCCCATTGTTTACTAGATTTGGGCGGCTTAATGTTTTCAATGGAAATTTTAAGATTGTTTTGATTCCATTCAGAGCCGCCATCAATTGAAACAAATTTAAATAGTTTTTTCGCTCGACTAGTCATACCTGCATCGAAACCTGCAGGATCTGCATTTTCATCTTGCGAAATAATAAATCCCGTTTCTGAAGGGTAATACTCTTTTTTCATAGAAGCATAACTAAGCGAACCTGAAGAAAGCGCCATTATTACACCGAAACCCTGCTCACCTGAGCCAGTCAAAGTGTCAGCAACGCCTCTTTCGAAGGTTTCGCCAAGCCAATAGTTTGTTAAACCTTGGGCAGTGGTGTAAATACTGTTATTAGTTAATTGCGGGTTTGTATTAAAGACCTTTCGAATGTACTTATCAGACGCCCTATTAAAGTTAAAGGCAGACTCGATAACTTTGGAGCCATTTTTATCAAAAATGGCCACTTTAAATTCGTTATCAACACCAGCGTCTCCACTAGGTAGAGATTTGATCATAGCACTAGTGCCTGATGTGAACTGTCTTGTGGCGCCGAATGGGTGTCCTACTACGTCTATGCCGGTGCCTCTCATTGTGCCACTAAGTGCTGCAACGCCCTCATCAAGGTACCAAACTGCAGCAAGAGTGCCCCTGGCTTTGCTTTGAGTGGAATTTACACCACTGGTGAATGCCGATGGTGCGTCACCCGTAACAGCGGCGTCCCAGTCTGCTTTGTTGCTGTAAATAATTTGTTTATTTCCAAACGCCCCGTTGAGCACGTTTTGTGTGAGCGTCACTGTAGGGGCGGCCACGCCGCTTGTGATATCAAGGTTTCCTGCGGTGTTTTGACCATTAACTGCTGTATTGAACGCGGTAGCGAAATCGGATTCAGCAGAAGTATTAACAGAAACTGCGCCAACAGTAGTTACTGCGGCGTTGTCTGTGTTTACCTCAAATACTGCGGATGTACCTGCGGTATCTGTTAATGTAATTGTGGTATCTTCGGCCGGGTGGCCATCAAATGTAAATGTTGCTGTGGATCCATTAATCGCGCCATCTGCAAAAACTGTATTAACCGCACCGCCATTGATAGTCAAATCGGCGGCAACGAGGTTGGTGACGGTGATAGCCGTCGCCCCAGTTTTCCCGGTACCGGTGGGCTGAGTAACCACAACTTGACCAGCAACGGCGTTTGCAACAACAGTGAGCAGTTCGTCAGTTCCATGACCATTATCGTGGTTGATTGCAGCTGCGATCTCTGTAGCGACAGCGGATTTATCAGCTAAACCGTTCAGCCTAACACGAATGTTTCCTGCGGCAATTTCAGTACCAGTCGCGAGGGCGGTAGTCTGTAGCGTGTAGGTTCTTGTTGTGTTCGCGGCATCATTGGAAATCAGTGTAAAGGCCATATTATCATAGTTGCCAGCAGTGTCGTCAAGGGCAGCAATTGTGCATGTAAATGCAACCTCTGCGGCGCCGCCAGTAAATCCGGATGGCACATTGGCACTGCAAACAGAATCCCAATTCGTTGAATCGCTAAGGGTAATTGTTTTGTCTCCAGCTGTTCCTCCGACGTCTTGAGTGAGTGTGAGCTGATCACCAACGCGAGCACTAGTGATATTAAAGGCATGCGCATTGATTGCAACGTCAAGCGCCGTTGCAAAGCTCGTTGGAGCAGTTGTCGTAGTAATCGCGACATTGCCCGGGGTAACTGCCGCGGCATCTTGCTTGACCTCAAACACCACAGTTTTGCCCATAGCGTCCTCTAAAGTAATCGTGGTGTCTTCGGACGGGATACCATTAAACGCGAATTCGCTCGTGGCTGCTGTGCCGTCCTCGACTGAGCCGGAAGGAATAACAAAAAGACCATATGCGCCGCCTTCATCATTAACTTCGCCTTCTGCGCCTGCGGTCTCTAGAAAGCTAGTTTCCCAGCCTGCTTTTCCGTCAGGGCTGCTTGTTGGGTTTTTATGCTGGGCGCCCAAGAGCCGTACAAAGGTCACGGGGCTATTGTTTCTTAAGTATGCCTGCGCCGCATATGCAGCATAAGTTGGTGCAGAAAGATTTCCGTCTCTCCATGTATCAGTTAATTTGCCTCCTGCTACGGGGTTTCCAAAGATTTCAACAAACTCTGAGTAAGAACCAACCGTTACAGGGCGCATACCCGGGCCTCTTTGGGCTCGGCCAATAATAAGAGGACCCATCTTTTGGGCTTCCGTTGGGATTTGCGACTGATCAATTTCATCAATAAAAATTCCAGGCGACACAAATTTAAATTTGCTAACTGCAGTTAATGACATTACTTATTCTCCTTATTTTTTCGCAAAAAATAATCTTTTTTTCTTAAGTAAATAGTAATAAGAAATTGCAAAATCCTTTACTCTCTACAAAAAGCATCTTTATCGTCACAGGCGGGATCGTCTCCGAAAATAACGCGCTCTCTGGGCATTTTAATATCGACTTGATTTTCCCTTATAACTACCTTCGGAGTTTCTTGGTTTTTGTCTTCTCCAATTAGATATCCCAACATCTCAATTGGCAGTGTTGTTTCGTATCTTCTTTCGTCCTGACCTAGATTTGACATGTTGGTATTTGTCGACATATCGCGTATAAAACCTTCATAGAAATGGCCATGAGGGCGAGCCGTAAAATAGTTTATGCCGCCGGGCTTCGTAATGAAAGGTGTCATCATTTCGTTTATCTGCTGTTGATATTCTGCTCTAAGTACTATATTATATGTTACTGTGACATATACCGGCATTGGCATAGATCTAATTTCATAAACAATCTTTTCATTCGGCTTTTCATCTGGAAAGTTAATTTGTTTATGATTTCTATATTTATTTACAGATGCAAACTTTGACGTTTTGTCCTGATTTATTCTTCTCGCAACTGTAACAGAGCCTCCACGATAATCATCTACAGGTGGCACATTACCCCAGAAGCCGCCTTTTCTATTCGGATCTTTAACCACAGAGGCTCTCTCTACTGTAATCAAAGGTAAAACCAGCGTACCAGAACCATCTCGAAGTTCTTTTTCGTTCTTTAGTTGAAAGGCTCGCTCTGCAGAAGCCCATATTACTGGTGTTTTCTTCCAGCCTTTGTTTGTTGTTGCAAAAATATTCAGTTCGCTGTCAATATAGTCAAACAACGCTCCATCAATCAACTCTAAAGTCGAAGGTATTATGGGAAATTCTTTACGTGCCATCAAATGTGCCCTCGCGAGCCTTAATACAAGAGGCTTCTATTTCCACCTTGTGGTCTGCTTGTCCAAATAGCTGTTTTGGCTCGTTTAGTTCAACTATTTCGTAATAATCTTGCCCATATAGAACAAAATCGCCTTCTCTCACAAATAAATCCTGATCTTCGGTCAGCCTTCGTTTATGAAAGTGAATTGTAATTGCAGGGCGCTTATCAACACCCAAATTAGTAGTAGTGGTCGTATATCCTTTCCAGACAACCAAAGCATACACTCTTACAGGGGGCAAGAAAGTCTTTTTAATTGCCTCTCCATATAAAGGGTGAAAGTTCGTATGCTCCAGACTTACTGGATGATATAAAACTTGCTGACCAATGACTCTCTCAATAAGCTCATCATTAACTTGCTTAACAAGATTCCGCTCCTTTGGTCCGAAGAACATTGGGGGCGGTGGACTATCTGGCTGTTCCCATTCATTAGACATTCTCTACTTATCCTAAAACAATCGGCACAGGGTATACCATTCGTTCCTGTACTTTTGTCGTGCTATCTATCACTCCTGCATCTCTTTCTGCAAGTTTGGCATAAGTTAGCTCATCGAGCGTCGTTTTCAGTTCGTCTCTGAGTGCTTGTTGTTCGGATTTAGCTGCGCTTATCAAATCAGAGCCATTTAAATTGACTGATTCTCCTGGAATTGGAATAGAGCCGAATTTACTTCTTACATATCCCAACATTTCCTTGCACAAAGATAGTGCAAAGCGCCTAATCCACTGCTTTCCGATTGCATTAATGTTTTGGTAAGGAACATTATCAAAGGGAAGCGTATTCATGTTATTAACGCCAGTAAGGCCATCTGCTTTATCTGATTCTTCATCTGCCCAAATATCATCTCGTACATAAAACTCAACCCACATTTTACTAGGGGTTACGCGCACAACATTTGGTGCAAGTCTTAATTTGTTGTTTTTGATCTCATATGAATAGTGTGAGTTTCTTGTATATACTGCGTCTTCAAAGGCCATGGCCTGCATTTTATTTTGCCATGCTGGTATGATTTCAAAAGTGGCATCATCAGCAAACTGACCATAACTAGATAAGTCGCCTACAGTATTTAAGCCGCCATAATAGCCAAAGAATCTCCACATTGAAGAAGGGGTTTTATACCAGACTCTTGTAATATGAACTCTCTTGCTTCCAAGTTCTCCTTCATAAGGTAGGGCAGTATTGTCGGTATTTGCAGCGCTGGATGAAATAATGTTTTGCAGATCATAGTCCTGCTGGCCAGAAACTGTGTCGAAAGATGCTGAATATATCTTTGAATTTGCAGTGCCAATTCCGGCTTCTAGTGCCATTCCATCTGCTATTCTTCGGCCATAAACGAAATCCCACTTGGGGTATTTAAGGTTGGTTTCACTAGGGTCGTTGACGCCCAGTGTTTCTCCGTCATGATTAAAAGTGCCTGTTGTATTTCCAAGTGCACTCCCTAGTATGTTTTTAGACTGGTGTATGTTAAGAATATAAGAGTATTCCAGTACGGCTTCTTCATAAGCCGCAAAGACTTGCTCTTTTGTGATCTCGATGTCAAGTACATCGCCACCTAGCTTTTTATAAACGTAAGCAACTTGATCTGATGCTCCTGTACAAAAATACTGATCTGATTGATACACCCCAAACGGAAGGGCCGCATCTTTTGCATCAGTGGCATTACTTCCTGTGGGTAGTATTATAGCGCTCGTTTCGCTTGCAGGTGTTAAAGTGGGTACCGCCATTCATTTAGATCTCCTCGGATATAATTAGTTGGCAGCGCCTTAAAAAATCTAATTTACTTTTTGTTTGCAGTCTTTCTTTTGGAAGTTGTTCTTTTCACAGCCTTCTTTTTTAAATCTGGTGATTTTTTGCGGCCCGAATTTTTGCGAGATCTCGTTTTTGGTTTTGGCCCAGCTATAGCAGATTCGTCTACCTCTTTTACCACAACTTTCGGTGTCTTTTTGGTGACTACCTTTTCCTCTTCAATCTCTTCAGTTTCCTTTTCAGG